TCGCGGTACTTCTCATCCATCCGTGGGATGGGTAGCAGGTAGATGACGATGTTGACCGTCAGCACCGTGGTGCGGTTGCCGTTGCCGATGCTGATCTGATCGCCGCCTGGGAAGAGAACGATCGAAGGCGTGGTCGGCAGGTTCTCTGGCGGTGTGGCGTAGACCTTCCTGAGCGTGTATCCGGCAGGCGGATTGACTGAGGCGAGCTGGTCGGCGATGGCATCAAGGATGGTTAGGTCAGTCACTCTGGGGCCTCCTCAGGCATACGCTCGTTCTTGCCGATGATCTCGCCAGTCTCTGCGTCTCGGACGATCTCGGTGAGCATACCAGTCTGCTCGTCTAGGTAGGCTGGCTCAGTGATGACTGGCATTAGGAGACCTCCGCATAGAATCCGCCGCCAGTCGTACTTACAGTGCCTGTTGATGGTGTCACAAGGTCTGTCTGAGAAGACTGTTGATAGAGATGCGCGCCTGTTGCTGTATTTGCAGAGGTCGTTCGCGCCGAAGAGGCGAGAGTGTTGGCTGCCGTGCTCGCTACCTGAATCACCGAAAGGAAGTATTCGGTGCCAGCGATCATTGTATAGGTTGCAGGGTAGCCACCTGTGGTGTTGAGCGCACGAGTGAACTTGGTGTTGGTTGCGTTGAAGATTGTCGTGTCTGATGCCGTACGAGCGACGAGTGTGAAGGTCGTGCCGCTGCGCGTATAGATGCCAAAGCGCATAAGTGTTGGCACTGTTGCCGCTGAGGCGCCGCTGACGAAGGCAATGTTGGTAACGGTGAAATCTTTATGCGGAATGATTCTGTTGTGGTGGATTACTCCGCTTGAAGAACTGGTGTTGGTCGTAAGCGCAAAACGCGGATGCGTTGCGACGATGCCAGCCGTACCAAAGTTGAATGCCTCCCACCCTGCCGTGGCAATGTCATACGCCGTCTTGACGGCAGTTGGCGTAGCGGCAAGCACGCTGCTCGTAGTGCTGACTGAGTCGCTGAGCTGCACCACGCCAGAGGCGGAAGTCGATGCGGCAGAGACGCTGAGGTTGGCGCTGCTGCTCGTACCGGCATTGGTAAGCGGCGCATTGACCGCAATGATCCCAGACGATCCAGTCGCGCCAGTCGCGCCAGTAGCACCAGTAGCACCAGTTGCACCTGCTGCGCCAGATGCGCCCTGCGGCCCTGCGGCGCTGAGGGTGATCGTCTGCGTGACTGGAGTCAGCGTGACGCTTTGATTACCTTGCTCGACCGTGACCGTCTGCTCGGTCTTGGTGACCGTTACGCTCATCGAGAGACCTCAGGCGAGACGGTCGCGGTTCCCTCCAATAGTCGCGTGACCTCTCCGCCTCCTGAGACCAGCTCAAGATCGTAGACACCTGAGAACGGCGCAGTGAGCGCAGCGGTCGTTGTGGCACTAGCGGTGATTGCAATGGTGCCAGCAGCTCCGCCGAGCGTAATACCGGCGGCGCTCGTCAGGCTCAGAATCGTGGAGGATGAATCGTAGGTTGCTCGAACCTGTAGACGCGCCGTGTAGCCAGTCAGGTTGACGGCCGTACCGGCAGAGTCTTTCCAAGTAGCAGTCAACGAGAGGGTCGCGCCCTGCTTGATCTCCAAGTCGTAGCGATTACCAAGTGCCATCAGACTGCCAACCCACCGCGATTGCGGTACGGCTCTAGAAGTAGCGCCGCCTCTGGGTGCAGGGCGCGGCTCATCCGCAGGATGCCGCCAAGGTCAGCCGAACCGATCACGCCGAATGCTGCTGTGCGGCTGCTGAACACAGCATTTGCCTGGATGATTTCTGCTTGAACCACGCTCGCTGGTACGGCAGGGAAGCCGAACACGCCAAGCACCTTCACACCAAGGAAGATGCCCTTAGGGAAGTTCTTAGGGAAGGCGTTGCTGCGGCTGATGCCGGTATATGGCAGGCCGTCTAGGTTGTAGTTCTTTGGCGTGAGCTGGAAGTCAGTCACGGCAGTCCAGGTCGTTGAGTAGGTGCCGTCTTCGAGATCGTCGGTGGTCAGCGTCGTGACGCTCACGAGATCATCGGTCAGCACATAGTCGTAGGCATCGGTCGTGTAGAAGCGCGTCTCGGTCGCCTGACCAAAGCCAGTCTTCCGGTCGCAGTACAAGTCGATCAGCGTGTCGGTTGCGTCCAGCACATTCTGGAGAGCGGTGTCATCGGTCGAGTCGGTGATCCCCACGGCCGCCTTGAACTGGGCGAGTGTCGCGTAGCTCATCCCTCATCCTCCACGATCTCTGCCACGCTAACAGCCTGTGTAGGCAGGGTGGCTGTCTTGGTGCTGTTCTTGACTGCGGCACGCTCTACGAGCCGCGTTGGTGCCTCTGCGTCGACATCTGCAACAGCCTCAGCCAAGCCAAAGCCGATGAGGCTCTCCGCCTCTGCCTTTGGCAGATCAACGAAAGCCCCAGACGGATATTCACCGCGTCGCTTGCAGAGTCGAACGAGCATTTACTTCTCCTTACTTGCGGTTCTGGGGAGCCGCCGAAGCGGCTCCCCATCCCCACTCACTAGCCGAGCTAGTTGATTAGGCGTTCTTCAGGAACTTGACAGCCGAAGACTGTGCAAGCCCAGTTGCGCCACGGACCTGAACCTTGTACGAAACAAGGCCAAGGTTCCACGCGAACTCGCGTGAAGCCTCTACGGTCACGCCGCCCACGAGAGCGGTCTTGATCTGACCAAGGTCACCGAACAACACACCCTTGACACCGGTCGCAGGGACCGCAATGCCAGGAGCCGTGTAGACAGGCTTGCCAAGGAGACGATCAACGCCACCCTGTCCGCCTGGCTGGAACAAAGGCAGCGACGATGAAGTCGTGCCAAGGATCTGCCCCAGAGCCGTGTCGCTCATAAGGAAGCCGCTCTTTGGAGCGGTTCGGTACTGCTGCTTGACCGAGTACTGAAGAGCAACAAGCTCTGCGTATGTGTACAAGACGGTGCCTGCGGCCGTTCCGCCGGTACCAGCTGCGGTCACAACGGCGGTGCTGGCTACTGAGCCGTGGGCAATCGCCATCTCCTGACCTGCGGCTTCGCTGATCATTGCCGCAACATCGAATGCCGCGTCCTGAATCAGCTCGTCCGAGATCTGTACGAGTACTGCGAACTTCGTTGGTGTCAAGCTCAGAGCCGACCCTGTGAAGTCATCTTCCGTGATCGTGCCAGCTTCGGCGACTGAACCAGCCGTCGTTCCGAGCGCGGTCACAGTTGGGAACTTGATGTTGTTGCCGGTGGCAACATTGATCACATCCACAACCGCTGGGTTGATGTATGGGTTGATCTGGCCAGCAATCACATTGACGCGATTGAAGACCGAGACTGGGTTTGTGAGACCGGTCGTGGTCGTGATGTCACGATACTCAAAAGTATCGATCCCACCAGCCATACCGATTGCTCGAAGGCGGTCGTTATCCGTGGCGGCCTTAGGAGCCGTTGGATTCACAACAGCGGCGAACTCAGCGCGAGCCTCGTCAGCCGACTTACGAGCCTCGTCAGAAGCCTTCTCGGCGCGGAGGGCTTCGGCAATAACGCCAGCCTCAGCAACGAGCTTCTCGAAGCGTGCCTTGTCTTCACCCTCAAGGGCGATTCCCTTGTCGGCTGCCTCTACGGCAATGCCGCGAGCCTCAACCAAAAGATGCGCTCGCTTGTCAGCAAGCTTTGCGATGTCAGACATTGTCTGCATCCTTTCTCCGCACATAGGCGGACTATCTATTTATGCGCTCCTTGGTGGGATACCTGATCTGCGGACTCGCCGACTTAGGGCGGTGGGGCAGTGGCTCGTGACCTAGAGTGCGTCACTTTCTGCCGCCGAGATCGCGAGCAGCGCAGCGGCGATTGACGGATCAATCCCCACAGGCTTTGGCGCGAGCTTGGAACGGACAGCATCAATAACAACCACTTCCTCGGCGGACAGTTCGCGTCCAGCCTTGATTGTTTCCAGTGTGGCAAGCAGCGCCTCTGCCTCTACGCCGATCTTTGGCGCAGTGACCTGGCGGATTGCCGTGAGTCCAAGGGTGGCAGGGTAGGCAGGAGTCTGACCACCGGCGGCAAGGATGCTCACCTCAAAGAGGTTGGCTTCCTTGATCGTGCGGTTGTTGCCATCCCACGCATCCTGAACCTTCTGGAAGCCGAACGACATCCCAGCTGCGGCGCTCTCGTGCGTCAGCATCGAGATGACCTTGGCTGCGTCTGGATCGGCTGGGTCGAGTTTGGCTTCAACGCGAAGGCCAGTCTCATCCTCAGTCAACTGAAGTCGACCGCTTGCCGTTGTGGCAAGAGCGCGTGTCTCGTCGTGACCAAAGAGGAAGGCGATGATCTTCTGTCCTGCGGCTGCGCGCGACAGTGAACGCTTGAAGGCGTTCGGCGCGATCTTCTCCTCNAATGGGAGTCCAGCGGATGCGCTGTTCCAGATAGAGGCGTAGCCGGTGAAGGTTCGCTGACCGTCAGCACCAGCCTCAGCAAGTCGGAACTCACCGATTGGTACCGAGCGAGTCTCTTTCTCTTTCATATCCACAATCTCCCTATCTTCAGCTGCGATCAAAGCATCTGCCCACGAGAGTACGCGATCAGTTGCTTCTGGGTCAGTTGTTTCCACACCCCAGAGAAAGCCTGCAACGGCACCTGGACCTGGAAAGTCTGCGTTGTCCGAATCGCTGTTCTGCGGTACGCCTTCCCAGTCGCCGCGATGGCGGCGAATCCAGGCGGCGGTGCGTAGCACCTTGTCGCTATCGGCTCGCCCTGCGGCGAGTTCTCGCGCATCGGCAATGGTCTCTGCCTGCAAGCCGTCACCGGCAAGACCGTCCTCAACGAATGCCAAGCCTCTGGCTGCTGCGTCACGGATGTAGTTCGGCACTTCGTAGACGGCTCGCTGCTCGTACTCCGCAGCTCGGCTCTTGTCCTCTGAGTACCTAGGATGGTCAGGGTTGAGCAGGTCATTGTCTCCGACATAGGCGGCGTTCTCTGGCGCACCGGTACGCGCCAAGTAGAGGAAGGCGTTGACTCGCGCCATTGACCACTGCTCGCGTGTGGTGCCTGGGCGGTGGCTGACCGAGTAGGCACCTGAGCCACGGCGGTAGACGGCACGCAACGCATCGACGCGGACTCGCGTCCAGGACGGTCGGTCTGCGTCGGTCATCGCGTCATTGTGATCGTCGCTCTTTGTCTGCAAGGCCTTCTCGGTGGCTTCGCTCAGGGTGATGTCGCCGAGTTTGCCGCTGGCAGAGCCAGGCTTGTTCTCGTCGCTCCCAGTGATCTGATCCGCAGCTGGTGCAGGTGGGTCGGTGTGGGCTGCGCGGTAGCCTGGCGAAGCCGTGTCAGGCGTGACGATTGCTTCGTAGGCGGCGTGGGTGCGGCACGGCATATAGATCGTCTCGCCGTTCTCATCGATCGTGTGCGTACCTTCGCAGCCGATCTCTTCCGCGCGCTTGACAGCCTCTTCGCGTGTCGTGAACTTATCCTTGCCTGCGACGGCGCGCATCGACATATCAAGATGTTCCTCTGGCGAGTGTGCATTGATGCCGAGTTTCTCGGCCATCGCACGCACGGCTGGATCATTGTCAATCGCAGTCATCAACTCGTCGCCGTACTGCTCCTTCAGGAGGCCGTACTTGTACTCCTTGAACGCGAAGCCGGTGGCGAATGCGCTTCCCTCAAAGTCGTTCAAGAAGACACCCTCAACGCCTGCCACTTTGTACTCTTGCAGCCAGGCGCGTGTCTCTTGCAGGCGATCAATCTTGCGCGCGGAGACGATCAGGATCTCCGCCTCGCCTGACATTACTTCCTCATTCAGGTGATCGATCAGCGGCTGATTCGGCTCTTCGCCCTCAAGGATGAGGGTGCCGTCTAGGTCGACAAT